ATGAATGACGTTTTCTACAACGGATTTGCCAGGGGCGTGGAACTTGGATTCGTCATATGGTTCATGTTCAACGGAATCGCTTTCATTATCAACATGGCGCGGGAAATGTTCGGGGCGAAATGATGGGCGACAAGTTTGCAATCGACACAACGAAGGGAGGTGTTACCAATGACCAACCGTCTTCGCCGGTTTGCAGTCGTTCTCGGTCTCGTTTCGCTCCTGGGAGTGATCGCGGTCGTGGACGCCGGTGCGACGATCACGGCTCCCGCCGTGAACGTCGAGCCGCTCGCGCAGGGCATCCTCTCCGCCCTGTCGGCGAACCTCAACACGATCCTGACGGCAGCGGGCATCCTCGCGGGGGTGTTTTTCGTGCTGCGCATGGCTCGTCGCTGGTTCGGCGCGCGCTCGTCGGCGTGAAGCCTGGGATGGAGTCTTCCCCTTCGTTTACTCCTTGTCGAAGGGGAAGACTCTCCCGGTTACGTGTTGTATTCGTTGCATGTGTGATCTTTTTCGTGTGGGCCGGAACGGCATTGGCTGACATCGAGCCGATAGACCAAGTACCGACCGACCCCACAATGGCAACGAACTTCGACAACCTAATGAACACGCAAAGCCCTCCCTCTGCCTACAACTCTAGACCTTCGACTTTCCCATTCGACGCGGAAGACTATTCCCGCTCCGCAAAGGTTCGCGCCGGAATATGGCGGGCCAGAGTGGCGGGGCGATACGCTCCGCGCATCACGAAGCTTGGTCGCTGGTTCCTGCCGGAAGCGGGTACGCTTGGGCCGTGCGCGGGAACGCTCAATCTTGCGGTTTGCGCGGTCGGATTCTTTGATTTTGGTTGGACGGTCGGTAGTTCGATTAACCAAGCATTCCTGGGGCGATGGAACGGCGGTTTTGTATGCGTCGTACCGTGGAACTGCAAAAACAGTAGTACCGGGCGAAAGACAACCCCCACCGGAGATACCAACTTTGGGAACAACTCATTTTGGTATTCCGCTAGCAACAACTTCTCGGGCGGTGCATCTTGCAATGCCTGGAACTCAAGCTATAGCGGTTCTACTTGTCCAGGGGGAGTTGGGGCCATCTATAACGAGCCGCTACCATGCGGGGGGAGCAATCCTGGCTATCCGCAAATTGGTTGTGCCGGTGATCCAGTTGGAACTACTAACGTAGTTCTCGGGGCGGCTTGCGAACCGGGTGCTACGATGCTAGGGGCAAACTGTAGCGGCGGCTGGATTAGCGCATATGACTATGATTACTGTTCGGCGTTTCAAGTAATCAGCAGCGGTAATCTTTTCCAGGGCGTCAGTGGGGGAAGATACATTTGCAACGGCGCATCCCAAACGGAAATCAACGATAGGTATTTCTTTTGGGGCCAAATGAAAGCTGACGCGCAATACGGAAACTGTCATCTCTTCATCATCGCCGCTGCTACTGGCGGTTCTGCTGGCGCACCCCCGCTATATACGTGTTATCTCACGGATAACGAGTTTGAGGATCAATTGGGCGATATGCGGCCGGGAACGTCAAGTCCACCATATAGCCCGGAAGCGCCGGGATCATATACGCCACCCACCCCCACCCCAACCGATAGAGCGGCGGCGATTGCAAGGCTTAAGCGTCCGGGTGATGGTTCTGCTCGCAGGGCAATTGACTGCTACCTAGACCCACTGAATTCATTTTGTACTGATCCTACGAAAACTGCTGATCCAGCGGGAACGGGCGATCCCAACGGAACACCGGGCGTACAAAACGTTTACGTTATCAATTGGCCCGGAACGCAAACCGTAACGTGTTCCAATTGCGCGACAGGGACGGGGACATCTTTTACTCCATTCGTGCTTCCCAAGCCCGCCCTAGATGAGACTTATAGCGATTACAACGAACGTCTACGCGCACTTGGTTGGCTTGGAACACTTACGATTGACGCGACAGAAAGCGGAAGTACGGGGTTGTCTGGATATGGGCCGAATGCCATTACGCGCATTCACGTTGGCCCACTCGGAACCGATGTTGACCCAGCCGCTTGGCCGTTGAATGCTCCGACTATCGACACCCCTACGACTGAGGTACACATTCGCGTTAATCCCGGTACGGCGGGCATCCTGGGCGTTCCTAGTTGCGGGCCAACCGTACCGTCGGTTGACTTCGCTCCATTGGAGGCGATTGACTTTGGCAGTAAGTTTCCTTTTGGGATTTTTGGCTATATCGCTTCTGCTCTTTCTCCTCTCGTGGCTAGTCCGACTGCTCCTGTCTTTGACGTTCCGATTGCTCTTATGGGCGATACGTGGAACCTTCATGTTGATTTGTCTCCCGCTGATCCCTATATGGCGACTATTCGGCTTCTCATGGAAATCGGAATCGGAATAGCCGCTATCTACCTACTTGCGTCTTCGCTACTTGGGTTCCGCGCTGGCAATGCGGGCGGAGGGCTTGAAATGGGTGCGGAATTGGGGGATGACTAGTGTTTAACTTCGTCAAGAGCGCACTTGTTCAAATTCTCTGTTGGTTGACGGCGATAGGCGCGGCGGTTCTATGGGCGATCACAACTGCTGTCAACTCTCTACTTGCGGCGATAGCGGCAGCGATAGCGGCGATTGTTGCGCTACTTCCAAACATGCCCCCCGATGTTTCGTGGTCGGGTGTGGCGACTGAGGTATTCGGATATGCCAATTGGGTGTTTCCAGTTGGATTCCTCGTTACTATGCTTGCTACTCTCGCGGGACTTTGGCTTGCGTGGCAAGCGGTATCCATCGTCCTCCGGTGGGGGAAAGCTACTAGCTAAGTTACGTGTTGCATGTGTTGCAACGGTTGCAACACGTAACGCGGGAAAGGGGTTCATCGCATGAAAGCTTCCGGGGGACTTACATATGTAACGGGGCCAATGGGGTCAGGGAAATCTCTCTTTGGCACTCGCAAGCTAACTGACGCCATCATGTCGGGAAGGTATGTGGTTACGAATGTGGCATTGCGCGAAGGGTGGGCGGAACGTATGGCCCGACATACTCCCCAATGCTGGGTTAACCCATTCTCTTACCGCAAGCGAGTACGTATGTACGAATCCCTCTATGTGTTCACCCCTTCATTGGAACAGGCTACGGCGTTCCGCGTTCCCGGTAAGAAAGAAAGCCGCGCGGTTTTCGTGTGGGACGAAGCCCATAACGATATGAATAACCGCGAATGGATGGCCGAGAACAACAAATACGTAATCAAGTGGGCGACTCAGTTGCGCAAGTTGGGATTTGCGGGCTACTTGCTATCCCAGCATAGAGACAACACGGATGCTGCGTTGCGGCGCATTGCGAACTTCGAAGTTCGTCTTAGGAATCAGCGCGAGGCTATTCGTGTTCTCGGAATGAAGGTTTCCCCAATCCCCTTCTTCCTTGCCATTTGGTATCCGGCGAATATGCCGAAAGTGACACGGGGCGATCAAATCATCCATATCGAACGTTATTTCCTCTCATGGCATAAGAAGCTTTATGACACTCTCGGGCTGTATCACAACCTAGACGAAGACATTGCCGATCTATATGAGAATGTCATTTTGCTTCCCAAGCCTGGGACTTGGCACCGTTCCATGATCGAGGGAGTTGCCGCCGATTTGGAACGTTCCGGCGTAGCCTCACATGCGGAAGCTATGGCATTGGCGGAAGTCTCAGTCAATCGCAGCTTGCGCGAAATTGGCCCTCCGGTTTCAGATGAAGAGTTGACCGTGGTTCCCGGCCCGCAGTATCCCGGTGCATCGTGGCGCGATGTCGGCTTGCAACCGTCCGACTCAAGCAGTAGGATGGAGGTACAAACCGACCCGGCCGAACGGCCAGAAGAAAGGAGCGCATAAGTGTCACCACGCACCCCGGCATCCGGTGATCCCACGATCACCATTGGGGAAGCGACTCCCCCGGCGCGTAAGCGTCAACGGAAGATCACGCTTCCCGCAGAGGTTCTCGACGCACTACAGACCGCCATTTCGCCGGACAAGTGGACGGGGAACGGTCTCGACTACGACGGCGAAGACGGGGCGAAGAACGCAACGACGGCGGCACGCATCTACCGCCGTGATCTCGCGCGGCACATGAGCATTTCCGAGCGCAAGATCAAGACACGCGTATGGGAGAGCGAAGATGGCAAGTGGCGCTTCGCCCTCCAGATGCGCAACGAGAACGGGAATGGCGGTTCCTAGCTACTCGTTCTCCCGCTTGCTCCTGGATAGCATCACTGCTATCCAGGGGCAGGCGGAAGCCCTATCCAAGTCTTCCCGCGAGGCTATGCGGGAAGTCGCGTCCGAGGATGATTCCGACGCTCAGAGTGATGCCCTGAGCGAGTTGAATGACTTGCGGAAATTCCTGCTTTGGGCGGCAGGAGCAGCGGAGAGAACCGTTGCCATTCTCGACAAACACAACCAGGGGTATGCGGCTCAGACGACAGTTCCCACTACAGTTCGCCGTTATCTGGAAGCAACCGACGAACAGAACGGGGCGTAGGCAATGGCGAGGATCACGGAGAAGGAAACGCAGGACGAACCGCGCAAGTTGTTTGACGTAACTTGCGTCATCGGAACCGTGTTCGAAGACGAATTCGGGCACGGAACCGACCCCCGTGTTGTTGCAATGCACTTGATTGCAGAACACAACGCCGATGGGGCATTCACATTCCCCACGGAAGACGGCGGGCACGTCTCAGTCATCGTCCAAACCCACCGAATCTAGAAAGGGGCGGTTATGCCGTTCGAGGAAGTCGAAAGCGTCTATCCCGATCTTTGGGATTGGGACGAGAACCCGGTTTTGGAGGGCGTATTCCGGGGGCACGAAATGAAGAACACGCGCTACGGGGAAGCGAAGATGTATTACGTTTCCCCGGTCGTGGACGGCACCGTGGCGGATGACCAAGTGGCGTTTTGGGCTTCCGCCATTCTCGACAACAAGTTGGGGCAGATTTCCGCCCCGGCGCTCGTTCGGATCACCTTCGACGGTACGGAACGGAACAAGGCAGGAAACGCCGTCAAGCAGTTCTCCGTACAGCACGATCCCGCATGGAAGGAGGGCGACGAAGACATCCCCTTCTAGGCTTGCGACGATAGAACCGGATTTCGCCCCCCGGTTCTAATTGGCGCATGGGGGGCGGGCAGGAATCTCCCCGGCCCGCCCCCTACACTTACAACACATGCAACACGTAACGGGCGAATACATTGGAAGGGGCGTAGTGATGGCAAGAGGAAAGCTGCATATCGAGGTTTTTTCGGGCTATTCGGGCGACAAGGGAACGGGGCAACCTACGCACGACATTCACATTTGCACTAGCAACGGCCGAACGGTCAAGATTTTTCCGCACCTACCGGCAACTAGGTATCTCAAGCTATCCACTCGCATCGCCCTAGCAGAACAGTGGATTGAAGAGAATCAACGTGCCTGA